GCCGCGCAGGCTTCCGGCGCTGCTGCATCAGATATGGCTAACACCGCACAGAAGGCTGCATCGGCGCTCGGACTCGAAGCTGAACAGATGCAGCGCGCCTTCGACATCATGGTGACTGGCGGCAAGGAAGGCCAGTTTGAACTTCGGGATATGGCCCAATACATCCCGGAGCTAGCCAATTCATTCGCATCACTTGGCTACGAGGGCGAGGAGGGCCTGAAGCAGTTGATCGCGCTTCTGCAAACGGTGCGCGAGGATACCGGTAGCGCAGGCAGCGCGGCGACACAGCTTCAGAATGTCTTTGGCAAGATGTTCACCGAAGAGACGGCCAACAAATTCTCGGACTTCGGCGTAAATCTGCGACAGGAACTCGAGGCCGCGCGCGATGCCGGCGAGGGCATGGTCGATGCGTTCGTTCGCATTTCACGCGAAGCCATCGATGGTGACCTGACAAAGCTGCCGCTTCTGTTCACGGATCAAGAGTTCCGGCTCGGCATGCAATCGCTCATCACGTCGGAGGAATCGCTGCAAAAGTTCCTCGCGGCGGTGAATGGTGCGGACGTTGATGGCTCGGTATTCCGGGATCTGAACACGGTCCTTGATGACACGCAAGCCTCGATAGATCGTGTCTCCAACTCCTGGGACCGTTTTGTGAAGGCTGCGGGCTCGGCGCTTTCCAATCCAGTCAGCGACACGCTCGACTATCTGACCAGCGGCATCAGCCGACAGGAGGCCATCACAAAATCCCTTGAGGAAGATGGCTACGGCTTCTGGGGCCGTCAATTCAAGATGATGTCGACAGAGGAAGCCAATCGCCGCGCTCGCGAACAGGGGTGGGTGGCGCAGGGTGACCGGGACGGCGTCATTGCGAAAGAGCGAGCACCATTTGCATACGAATCTCTTGGGCGACTTCCGCGCCGTCCCGCGAGCACCGGCAGTACGAGAGCGCTGGAAGCGGCAGACGCCGAAGAAGCTGCTTTCGTGGCAGAAAAGTATGGCGCGCAGGTCGGCTTCGATCTCACTGCCGACTTCGAAGAAGGCTTGCGGCGAGGGCGGTTCGCTGGGTCCAACCGCCGTGAGGACTCTGCCCGAGATGCGCAGTCGGGGGAAGTGGAACGCGGACCGATCGATGAAACTCTGCCGTTCTCGGAACGGTTTCGACAGTCGAACAAAAGGACCTTCAATGCGGGAGTGTTCCGTGAAGCGCCGGATGGTCGCGACACACTGGCGGATTCGACTTCGGACAAGATGATCGCCGGCATGCGGGAAATCGCGGCGAAGCTGGATGCATCGCAGGCGCATCTGGCGAAGATGACAGGCGAGGCTCAGGTTGACGCCGTCATCACAGACGCAAGGACCGATAGCCGCGACCAGTCTGTCACTGTCGGCGGCTCCAACGTCACGGTGAATGTCCAGCAGGCCACGCAGGCTCCTGCGGCCGCCGGCAAGGCTGTTGGCGATGCGGTATCGCGGGGCGCTATGAATGCCGTGAGAAGCAATGCAGTGACGGGAACGACGGGAGTTGCGCCCTGATGGCTGTAGCAATCTCCCGGACCATCGGGCCGATCCCGGTGGACGTGGTTATGCGTGAGAAGATCGAAAGCGATCTGGAAATCACGCTTAACCCGGTCGAGTTCGGCGCCGACATCACCGATCACGCCTATGTGCAGCCCAAGAAGATCATTCTGGAGGCCCGCATTGGCTCATTGCCGCCCGTCGCAGCGTGGAAGGCCCTTGTCGCCCTTCAGAGCACCCGGCTTCCGTTCACGCTCGTCTCTGGCCTCGATATCCACCGCAACATGCTGATCAAGAACCTGACGGCAGAGCGCGACAAGGACAGTTCCCGCATTCTGTCGTTCACCGCCGAGCTTTGGGAAGTGATCATCGTGTCGAGCGCCTATATCGATAAGAGCGTCGACAACGCGGCGACGGGACAGGCCGGCAACCTGAAGAGTGGCACGCTGACGGGGGATACCCAGGTCAAGGGCGCGCCGACCGTGGGCCGTGGCGATGGGGCTGTAGCGCCCATCGCCACGCCGCGCGACAGTTCGGTTCTCAATTCTATCCTTGGTGGCTGATCATGATGAACCGCCTGATCTTCACCAGCGAGCCCGGTCAGCGCTACAGCTTCGCGATGGGGGACCGCAAGGTCACGATTTCGTTTCGCTATAACCTCGCGATCAACCGGTTCACCTTCAGCCTGTCGATCGATGAAGCCGAAGTTCTTTCGGGTCGCCGTCTGGTGACCAACGTCGATCTGCTCAAGCCGTTTGCCTTCGGCGTCGGCGCGCTGATCGCGTATGACCCGGACGGACGGGGCAGGGAGGCCACGTTGGAAAACCTTGCCAGGGGCGATGTCCGTGTCGCGCATGTCTTCCCATGAGCATGCTCTATGACCGTGAGGTGATCTGCAACTTCGCGCCGGCTGGCGGCGAAGGGTTGCAGGCCAACGCACTGCGCATCGAGTTCGATGTCTCGAAGACGATATCCGGCGTGCCCAACGAGGGCATGGTGCGGGTATGGAACCTGTCCACCGCCTCTCGCCAGAAGATCGGCAAGGAGCTGGATCAGGTCACGCTTGAGGCCGGGTATCGATATGCCAGCCGGGGCATCATCCTGAAGGGGCAGGTTCGCGAGGTGTTTCATCGCAGGGATGGCGTCGATGTCATCACGGAGGTCGCTGTTGGCGATGGCGACCTGCAGCAGCGCAAAGGTGTGATCGCCAAGACGTATCCGCGCAACACCAAGATCAAGGATATCGTGGAAGACATCTACGGCCACATGCCGGGTGTCACGCGGGGCGAACTGAAGGGGCTGGATGATCTTCCGCCGACGCGCCGGCCACTTACTCTGATTGGTCCTACCTCGCGCCAGATGGACATGCTGGGGCGCTCCCATGGGTTCTACTGGTCGATCCAGAATGGTTCTTTGGAGACGATCCCGCATGATGGCTACATCGATCAGATCGTTGTCATCACGCCGCGCACGGGCATGGTGGATGTGCCGACGGTCTCGGATACCGGCGTTGTAGTGACCTGCCTCCTTAACCCGGAAATCCGGCCCAACAGGCTTATCGAGGTCAGGTCGGACACGACCGACATGAACGATGCCTCGGGCATCTATCGCGTCAACGGATGTTCCTTCTACGGCGACAACAAGGATGGCGATTTCCATGTTGAGGTCGAGGGTGAGCGTGTGACCGGCGGCAAGGTGACGGGATGACGGGGTATTTCAGCCGGGCCAATCGCGGCATCAATCAGGACAGCTACGGTCTGACAGCGCAGAACGAGCGCCAGGACATGGCGGTTGAGGTGCCTGCCGAGATCGTGTCGGTGGACCATGAGAAGCAGGTCGCGCTTGTGCGCGCGCTCTACAAGCCTCGCTTCAATGGCGAGCCGATCGATCTGCCGTTGTTTCAGGAAGTTCCAATCCGGCAGTACCGCGATGGCGCTTTTGCCATTACCTCGCCTTTGGGGCCGGGTTCGCCGGGAACGCTGAAGTTTCACCAGATCGACCACGACAACTGGTATGAAGACGGCGGCGCGCAACCGGCGGCGACGGCGCGGATGAATTCATGGTCCGATGCCGTGTTTGAACCGGGCGGCCAGTCTGCCGGCCAGGTCATCCCGGGCTATAACTCGCAGAACATGGAAATCCGTTCGATAGGTGGCACAACGCGCCTTGAACTGGCCGGGGACACATTGGCAATCCACGCCAGCGGCGAAGAGTTGTTCCAGATCCTGTACGAACTCCTCGATCATCTCAGCCGGGATCGGCTCTGGATCAAGAAGGGCTCATCCTTGGGCAAGGTCCATGAGCTCGAGTTCAAGGCGAAATACGAAGACCTGTTCACCCGCATTTCGAAGATGAGGCTGGCATGAAGTATATCGGTCTCAGCCTCGATCCGAAGACGCACGACCTGCACTTCGTGACTGACGAAACCACCTATGGCGACGGCGCATTGCATTCGGATGGCTCTCCGTTCTCGCAGAACGCCGGAGACCTTGCCATGGTGACGGATGCACATGCTGTGGGGCAGAGCGCCAAGCAGCACCTGAAGTTCTTCCTCGGGGAGTGGTTTCTGGATCGCTCCGCAGGGGTGCCGTACTTCGAATATGTGTTCGTCCGGCCCTTCCGTGAAGAGATCGCGGAAGCGGTGATCAAGGATGCGATCCTCGAAACGATGGGTGTTACGGCGATTGAGGAATTTTCCGTCAGCTATCTCTACGACCGCCGCGAGATCGGGGTCCGTAAGGTGCGCGTCATGACCGAATTCGATGAGGTTGTTGCGATATGAGCTACGGCGTAACACCGACCGGCTTTACCAAGAAGCTGCTGGCCGAAAT